CGAAGCAAGAAACACTATCACGATCGAAAACGACGAAATGTCGTGGGGACTCGACGCAAGCCTCGAACTTGAAAAACACGTTGCCCTCGTTCTTGACATACACCATCACTGGGTGCGTACAGGAGAATACATTCAGCCAACCGACCGTAGATTTGATCGTGTAATTGAATCATGGCGTGGTGTGCGTCCTGTTATACATTACAGCGTAAGCAAAGAAGATTTACTTGCAGAATGGCCTGACAACGAACTACCTGACATGGAGTTCTTGCTTATGAATGGCTTTAAGAAACAAAAACTACGTGCCCACTCTGATATGATGTGGAACAATGCTGTTAATGACTGGGCATTAGAGTTTAATGACTATGCAGATATTATGGTAGAGTCTAAATGTAAGAATTTAGCAAGCATTGACTTGTATAAATATAAAAAAGCAAAGGAAGATTATGAGCTATTTGAACAAAATGTACGGTCGTCAATCCAAGAACACTGCGCCGTCTACTGATAAAAATCCAAATCGTGTAACTGGTGGTTTAAAGGCACAAGGTGTAGACCGTTTTACAATGATTGCCGAAGATGGTTCTAATCACGAAGTTCCTACTGTAGAATACGTTCGTTCGCTGGAAGAACAGTCAAAAAAACAGCGAGCGGCTATTACTGTTCTAGAACGTAAGCTCACTCGCTGTGAAACTGCAATTGATCAGTTAAGTGCTAGACTTAGCCGTTCTTAATTGCTTCTAAGATAGCAGCCTTATTCATACTAGCATTAGCTTTTACACCATTCTTTTTAGCATGAGCAAGTAGATCATTCTTTGACATACCGCTTAGGTCTACTTTTGCTGGCTTTTTTGTCGCAGCCTTCTTAGTCTTTTTAGGTTTAGCTACTGTTTTTGTTTCAACAGTATCTTTATCTGCCTGTAATGTAGGCTCTAAAGGTGCTTCAAACCCAAATAATGATTTTAACCATTTAATCATAATATTCTCCTATAGGAATACATATTTAATAAATATGCTAACAACAGGAGACAGAAATGAGTTTACTTAATAAATGGATTAATGCTCGCCTAAAAGAGCGTACAACATTAGACGGTGTTATTCTAGTAGTAGCAGGCGTTTCATTCTTAATCTTCAAACCAATTGCGGCACTTATGGCTTATGGTGCTATCGCATACGGTGCTTGGACTATTTGGAAGTCTGAATAATTATAGTTTGCTAATGGGGATGTCAGAACTTGCGGAAAGATCCCAAACTTTTTTACGTTCTACTCCCCTTTTTTGCGCAAACACTTTAGCATCACAGTTACTACATACATGAAAATAGTTATTGCTAAGACGTTTTGGATCCATGCTACCTCTTGATCTTTCAAATTCACTATTACAATTATCACAACGTAGCATAACCATAGTAACATCACGGTAATATGTATGCATTTTGCCTAATTTACTAGGTCTTTCGTATAGTTTTTTAAGAGTGTATTCTCGAATGAACATAATACTATTTACATTAAGATTATAAAATTAACTGATAAATACTTGCAAGATAAGGAAATATCCTGAAAAATCTATCTGGAGCACAGTAAATGAGTAGACAAGACATAGACATCGGCGTAGAAGGTAATGACGGAACCGGTGATAGCATTCGCGAATCGTTTCGTAAAGTAAACGAAAATTTCTCAGAAATATATGCAATTTTTGGTCAAGGCGGCAGTATTGACTTTACATCGTTAGGCGATACACCGGACACACTATTACCAAATACAATTCCGTTAGTTGATGATAGTGGTACAACTATGCAATTAGTTACACTAGCATCTAACAGTGCTATTGATCCTAATGCTATTGATACTATTACATTTAACACCACTGTTCCAGGTAAACTTGTTATTAGTACAGCATTTACAAAACTATCAGATGACCAAAAACCTTTACTAGGTGGACCTTTAAACGTAGGCGGAAACGCTGTTGCTAATGTTGCTATTTCACAAAGTGCTATAGATGATTTTAACGATAGACATAATACTGCATTAACTATTGATGATCTTGTTATTACAAAAGGTTATGCTGATAGACGTTATATTTCATCGGGTTTACCAATTCGTGTTGCAGCAGAGCCAGCAAATACAGATGCGTTTAAACTAACAATTTCAAGATACATTGGCGGTAACATAGAAGTTCTTAATCACGGTTACGATACTGGAATTAACGGTACAGCATTTGAATTTAACGTAATCTACGATAATCCTTCAAACTTAACATCAGGAACAACATACTATCTACGTTATGTATCTGACGATCAGTTAAGTGTGTTTACTACAAAAGACGGTGCTCAAGTTGTAGATAACACTGAAGCAGAAGCAAACAAAATATTTGTGTCAGGAACCATTGAACAAGACGATGTTCATACTATGGTTGATGCAGGATTAGATACTACACTACAAGGTAACTTCCTAAGTGATGTTGCTATGCCACGTACGAGTGTTGTCCGTAGACAAGGCGACGAAATGACTGGTGCGTTAACACTACACGATCACCCAGGCGACTTAGCAGGGTTTGGTGTTGTTAACGGCAAAGACGATTTACAAGCAGCAACTAAATTTTATGTAGACAACAGTGGTTATTCGTCAACTGTTAACTTATTTGTTAGCACAGACGGCGACGATAGAATGATCGGTGTTCCGCCAGGTAGAGAAGGTTCAGCATTAAACTATGCGTTCCGTACTATTAACGCCGCAGCACAAAGAGCAGCAGAAATTATTAAAACTGCGCCAGCAGAACCAGGTCCATATTTCCAAACAATTACTAAAAATGCAGGCGCCTCGTATGCACCAATTGTAAGTGCAGATGTTAACAGTCCTCAATATGAACAAACAAGAGCTCTTATTGATTCTAACAGAGATTACATACAACGAGAAGTTGTTGGTTTCCTAAAATATACATACCCAGATTTTATTTACGATATCGATACATGCTTTAGAGATGTAGGACTTATCCTAGATGCTATTGCATTTGATATTAACAGAGGTTTAACTGCTAACTATCTAACAAGACAGGCAGCAGAAAGATATTATTCAAGCACTAGCGGACGCTATGCTATTACACAACAAAAAACAGAAACAGTCGCAGCAATAGAATTTACTAAAGGCTTAGTAGATGCTATCCTACAAAACAAACTGTATCTTGAAAAAGAAATTACAGCAATTACAGTTGATGGCACTACAGGAAGAACAAGAGTTACTACAAACACTAACCATGGATTTGTAGACGGCGATCATGTGTTCTTTAAAGATATTGGCGGTATGCTAGAATTAGAAGGGCAAACTGCATATGTTAGAGAAATTTCTAATGTTACATTTGAACTATATGAAGATGAAGATTTATTTACTCTTTGGAATTTAAGTTCTTATACTCCATTTACTGTAGGCGGCTTGGTTGGTAAGGTATTCCAAGATCGTAACGAACAATTTGAAAGTATTAAAATTGATCAAACATTTGATGATCCAGACGGTGCAACAGCAGCAAGAAATGCTATTACAGGACTTGGCGGTAAGTTTGATTTAATTGTAAACATTATTGAAAATGGTGTTGACGCAGGCGGTGATGTTGTTTATGGTAGCACATACAAAGTTGTATTAGACAATGGTGCAAGAACATTTGTTGACCAAGGTGATCCAGACAACATTGATATTCTTCCAGGTAAAATTGTAGTTGGTCAAAGATCAGGTGCAAGAGGTCGTGTTGTTACTTTAACAAGCAATGACGGTACTGAAAGTAACAATGATACACTACAACTTGTTCAGTTAAATGGTGTAGATTTTGAAGTTGGCGAGGAAGTAAAATACGGTAACTTTGTTAAACAGAAGCAAGTTTCAATACTTGTTGAGTCAGGGACATACGAAGAAGATTTACCAATTAAACTTGCTAACAACGTTTCATTAAAAGGTGATGAATTTAGACGTGTAATTATTCGTCCTAAGAATCGTGTATCACAATCTCCATGGGCAAATATGTATTTCTATAGAGATAAAGAGTTTGACGATATTCCACTATTATCAACTGGTGAACCATTCTATAATCAAACAGGCGAACTACAAGGATACTTTGGACGTCATTACTTAACTGATAACGAAAGAGATGTTAATGTAGGTGCAACAGTAAACAATGCTGGTGACTACAATAAGGCTGCAAATATTCTAAAACTTAATAAAGAGTTTATGCAGAAGGAAGTATTGTATTATATTGATAATAACTATACTGAACTTTTATATGATAAAGCAACATGTGAAAGAGATTCGCAATTAATTTTAGATGCGATTGCGTATGATGTTGCTTTAGGAACTAACTTTAATCAAGTAACAGCAGGTAATGCATATCAACGTGCTAATAATGCTTATAACTTGAATTATGAACAAACTAATACACTATTAGCAATAAACTACTTAAAGTCAACAGTAGCCGCAGATGCTACAGTTAGTGGCGATGCAACTGCATTAGGTCGTGCAAACGCAGGATTTGATGAAATTATTGATATTATTCAAAATAATACGCCAGATGCATTGTCGTTCCCAGCACCAGCAGCATTACCAACAACAGATGCTGACGATGCTCACACAAGACTTCGTAATAACAGAACATTTATTATTGCTGAAATTACTGCTTGGATCAATGTTAACTATCCTCTACTTGACTACAATGTAGCCAAGTGTGAAAGAGATGTTGGTTACATTGTTGATGCACTAAGTTACGATATTTACTATGGCGGTAATAGTGCAACTATTACATCTGCTAAGAGTTACTTTGACGGAGCAGTTAGCCAATTAGGAGCAGGTGAAACAACTGCAACAGCACAATCATATGATCATTTAGCAAGTGTTGTTAGTGATGTTGTTCAAGGTGTTGCAATTACACCATCAACTGGTAATAGCGAAACACAAGATACAACAGGTAATAATGCAACTGCTACTGAAGGCACAGCATTAGACGGTCTTGTACAAATTATTGAAGATGTAATTACTGACGGTACTATTAGTGGACTACCTGCAATTACATATCCAACTATTACAGCTCAAGCACAAAACACAGCGGCACAAGCAATCATTACTAACAGAGACACTTGGGCAACTGATACACTTACATACTTAGACAACAACATTGCATTTATATATGATCAAGCAAAATGTGGTAGAGATGTAGGATTAATTGTAGATGCTATTGCACTTGACTTAGAAAGAGGTGGACAAGAGTTTACTTTAGAAGCACAAGGAAATTATCATAGTAACTATATTAATCAATATAACGGTGCAGGATTTGGTGGACAAGCAACAATTACTAGTGCAGCAATTAGTTATATTTCTACAATAGCAGCAACATTATTAGCAGGTAACGCTCCTATACAAAACAGCACAGTTGAACCTGATATCTCAGGTGGTGTAGGAGAAACAGGAACAACTGCTATTGTTGGTAACTTGATTAATGTTATTACATTTGCATTTGATCCAGCATACAATCCACCTAAACGCAACGATGCAGACGGTATGGATGTGTTTATGATGAGTGATGCTACTATTGTACGTAACTGTACAGTACAAGGTCATGGTGGCTTCATGGTTGTACTTGATCCAGAAGGACAAATTCTAACTAAATCACCATATATCCAAACTGGTTCATCATTTAGTAAGAGTGACAATGTTAAGAAATTTAGAGGAGGAATGTATGTTGACGCATTTGTTGGTAATATTCCTGCAACAATTACAAACGTAGTAGATGCATTTACGTTAGACTTAGAAAGTCCAGTAGGACAAGGTCTGTTTATTAGACCGCCTGAGCTACCATGTCCATTCTACTTAGGAGGTATTCGTTACCAAGTTAATGCTATATCAGATTATGACTCAGGAAACGGTACTGTAAGAATTTATATGGATCCGGGTTCAGCTGACGGAAATGGTTACACAGGAAGTACTCCACAAAACATCTTCTTACAAACAGCTGGTAACAGAAGTATGCTCGGAAACGACTTTACACAGATCAACGACTTAGGTTACGGTCTTGTTACTAACAACGGTGCGTTCTCTGAAATGGTATCTATGTTCACATACTATACTCAGGCAGCATACTATGCAAACAACGGTTCGGAGATTAGATCACTTAACGGATCTAATGGTTATGGTTTCTTTGGTCTAGTATCAGAAGGTGCTGATCCTAACGAAATTCCAGACCAGGTTACACTAAAAGAAAGTATGGTGATGCCTGGTAAAGTAATTACTAACGCTACATTCACTAACGCACTAGATGAAGCGTCTATGTACGTTACAGACTTTAAACGTGCGCCAAACGTAAACAGTTTGGTAACAATTGATCACCCAACAGCAGGTCGTTTGAATTATATTATTTCAAACGTACAAAACATGTCAGACACTGACCAAGACGGTACTGACGGTGAGGATGTAGATGACGAATTAGCAACAGGCGGTGTATACAGTAATAGAATCTACAAGTTAGATCTACGTGCTGATGATGTTAGTGCAGAAGATTTCTTTGGTACATTAAGAGAAGGCCTTACTGACGGTACACTAGTTGAATATCGTGATAACTTTGCATATCAATTTAATGGTGTTGCTGCTCCAGAAAGACTTGTAACACGCCCGTCAACTGCAATTAACTTTGACGAAAGCGACTTAGTTACATATCGTACACTAGCATTTGCTGCTGAAGACTCTCTTGCACAACCATTAGGTCCTAACGAAATTCTTGCAAGTCAAGATGCAGGATTTGAATATGTTGTACTAACTGTTGACAGTGCTAATAGCGGAAGTGGTTATGGTACAGCAATTGGTGATACTAATATCGCTATTGAACCTTTATCGGACAATGCAGCAGAACGTGTAACTAGAGATATTGCAGGTTTACAACCTGGTGATGCAGGATATGCAGGCGGTATGCAATTTGTACATGCTGGTAAAACTCATCAAGTAATTGATTACGATAACAGTGGTGCATTTGCATACATTACTATTTCAGATGTTGCAGCAACAGACATTACAGGTGGAGGCGCAGGCCTAAACGCAGGCATTACAGACGATAGAGAAATTTTTGCAGGTCTACAATCAGGTGCAACTGCTGAAATTACCATTGCTATTTCACTATGTCGTGCAACAGGGCATGACTTTACACAAATTGGTACAGGTGGATTTAATACTAGTAACTATCCAAACGTTATTTTAGGTGATCCAGAATTACCATTAGCAGAATCATATACAGATGCTCCAACAGCAACAGCAGCTCAAGTTTGGGAAAGACGTAAGGGGCGTGTGTTCTGGGCAAGTACTGACCAATTTGGTTTCTTTAGAGTTGGTAAGTATTTTAGTGTTGACCAGGCAACAGGTGATATTGAATTCGCAGGTGAAATTGGTTTAACAAATGCTAACTCATTAGGCTTTAAACGTGGTGTTACAATTAATGAATTCTCAGCAGACGATTCATTTAGTGATAACTCTGCACAAGCAGTACCAACAGAAAAAGCAGTAAGTGGCTATATTAACCGTGTATTAGGTTATAGCATTACTGGCGGATCTCAAATTTTAGCATCGCCTAGCGGTAACAGAATTGGCCCAGGCTTCCTTCCATTAGATGGTGCAAGTGCTATGGAAGCAGATATTGATATGGGGTCAAACCAGATCACTAACTTGGCACTTCCAGGTAGTGATGGTACTGCGGCAACAAACAAAAACTATGTAGACACACAAGTTTCTTCATACGATGAACTAGAGAATTTAAGAAACGTTGAACTCAATAATCCAGCGGCAGATGATCTAATTGTGTTTACTGGACAGAAGAGATTGTATACAACATTAGTTTCGGGCGGCACTTGGAGTGTAGGCGATACTATTGGTAACGCAGCACCAGGAACTAAAACAGGAACTATTGTTGATATCGAAAGTATTGTCGATCCAATTGAAGGTAACATTCAAGTAGTAACATACACTGCTACTAGTGGAACATTTAATATAGGCGAAACACTATATGATAAGCCAGGTGAATCAGCAAGTGCTACAGTAATTGATGGACCTATTGATGAAATTGCAAACGCTTCTGAAGCAACAAGTAGTGTTATTAACTGGACTGTAAACAGAACTGCGGCAGGCACAACTGTAGACTTCCAATACGAAGACGACACTATTATGAATGCTGATGTTAATTCAGCAGCGGCTATTTCACAGTCAAAACTTGCAATGCAAAATGCAGATACATTTGACGAAGACAGTGGTACATCAGGTTGGGGGACAATAGCAAGCCCTGCTTGGCAAGTACAATCTGCATTAGGTCTCGCTAAATTTAGTGACGAAAACTTTGAAGCTAAAAATGGTTACATTAGGATTGTAGACAACGGCTTAGTATTTGCAGAAATGCAAGACGTTGATCAATATCAAGTATACGGTAGACAAACTACAGGAACAGGCGATCCTGAAGCAGTTGACTACAGTGACGTAGTTAAGTATGGTGAAGGTTTAGAAGATAAAGACTTTAACAATGCAGAATGGACAACAACTGCATGTACAAAGATTGTAACAACTGGACCAATTACTATTGAAGATGGTAAAAGTATTACACAAGGTGCAGCAACTGGTACTGTACAAGGTGATGTGTATTTAAGTAATACATTGTATCTAACAAATGTTACAGGAACATTTGCACAAGGTTCAAATTTAATTAACGCAACAGATGGCGTTGACCTTGGAGCAAACAGTGTTCCAACATCAGTAAGTAATGATACATTTGAAGGTTATGCATTAATTAAAGTTGAAGTAGATGGTAGTGTATATGCTACTACACAAGTTTCAACCGGTACTGGCGGTAACACTATTGCTAGAAGAAACAGTGACGGCGAAATTGATGCTGCTGGTTATAAGATTGGCGGATATGATGCCCTTACACTAGCAAGTACTACTATATCAGTTAAAACACCAGGTGGCGGAACTATATTCAGTTCTGCAGGTACTGCTGATGTACAAGCAGAATTCCCAGGTAGTATTAATGTTAATGGACAATTAAACAACGATGGCGGATCAGGTAGCCTAGACGAGTTTATTGAAAGTAATGCTCAGAGTGGTGCAACTGAATTTATTTCAGAATGGGTTACAAAAGGATTTGTTGCTGCACCTTGGATGTACACAAACTTTATTGAAAGTGTAATTGAATCACAAGGCGATGCTACTGCAACAACTGGTATTAGTATTGGTGGTGATGCGAACTACAACAGTGGATTTACTGATGCAGGCGCAGACACTATTCTACTTGTAACAGGTGGTGGCGTAAGAACTAAAGTAACAAACACTGCACTAGAGCAAAATGGTAACATCTCTGCTACTGGAAGTATTACTGCTGGTACTAGTATGTCAGTTGGTACTGATTTAACAGTTACAGGAAACTTAACAGTTAACGGCAATATGACATTTGCTGATCAAGCAACTGATAACTTAACTATTAACGGTGGACTAAGTTTTGGTGTTAATGGTAGATTAGACAGTGGCTTCTTACCAGATGGTAACGGCACACATTCACTAGGTAGCAACACAGCAAGATTTAACACAATCTATGCAAACGTGTTTAATGGTACTGCTACACAAGCACAATACGCTGACTTAGCAGAGAACTACTTAGGTGATGCACCTTACGATCCAGGTACGGTACTAGTATTTGGTGGAGAGTTTGAAGTAACACTAACAAGCAAAAAAGGTGATCATAGAGTTGCAGGTGTTGTAACAACAAATCCAGCACACTTAATGAACAGTGCATTAGAAGGCGACAATGTAATAGGCGTAGCACTAACAGGTCGTGTTCCATGTAAAGTCATTGGTAAAGTTGAAAAAGGTGACTTGCTAGTAACTAGTGCAATCCCAGGATATGCTATTGTTAATAACCAACCAGGATATGGACAAGTTATTGGTAAAGCATTAGAAAATAAACCAGATGCCGATAAAGGCGTCATTGAAATAGTTGTAGGAAGAGTATAATGGCAAATAGATTTCCACTTATTATCGATACCGACGACGGTAATAAATTTAAAGAACTACCAGTTGGCGATAATTTAAACTTACAAGGAAGTGGCATTGTTAATGCTAGTTCTATACAAGTACAAGGTAACTTAGATGTTTTAAGTCTAACTGTAAACCAACAGAACTTATCAACTGTTGCAGTTACAGGTGATTACAACGATCTAGATAATGTACCAATATCATTTAGTGGTAGTTATAACGACTTAACAAACAAACCAACTATACCAACAACAAGTAAAGGTCTTACTGATGTATCTAATTTAGATCCAGAAGATGGACAGATACTAGTGTTTAATGCTGAGGCAGGTAGATACGAACCAACAGACCAAACAGATGTTGATCTTTCACAAACCAGTATTAACGCATTACAAGATGTAATTACTACAGGTGCTACAGAATTAAAATACTTAAAGTACCAATCAGGTGCTTGGCGTCCTAGTAATATTAACTATAGCGAAATATTAAACAAACCTGTAAATGTAACACAGTTTGTTAATGATGCAGGTTATATAGGTTTATCAGATCTATTACAAGGAGATCCTTTAGTAATTGGTGTTGATACATCATTTGATGGACTTAATGTATTCTCTAGACGTAATGATTTCTTAGGAAACTTTTTTGTTAATAACACTGGCGAATCAGCAGGCGGAAGTTTTGATGTAATATCAGGAACTGTACAAATTATTGGAGACGGGGCATTATTGCTTACAGCACAAAACGGTGACCTAGAAATAACAGGACTAGGTCTTCATATCACAGACGGTGGCAGCGGTACAACTATTAGAGATGATACTGTTTTACAATTTACTGGTCAGGTAGATTTTAATCAAGCACAAGTAACTAACTTAAATTTTATTGATACAGTTGAAGCACCGGCGTTTAAAGGTAACGTTATTGCAAATAACTTAGACGAAACTGTATTAGTTAATACAAGTACTGAAGAAGCACAATTTAGTAATCTTGCATTATCAGGATCATTAAATATTCAACTAGCACAAGATCCTACATCACCAATTGGTTCACAAGGTGATACTGCTGGAGAACTAAGAATTGGACTTACAGATACTGCATCTACTAGATATTTGTATCACTGTACAGCAGATTACGATGGCGTAAGTGCAATTTGGTATAGAGTAGCAATGACTAACAACTGGTAATAAATATAGTAAACGGAGATACTTTTAATGGCTATACAAACAATTAACGTAGGAAACATTCCAAACGATGGAACCGGTGATGATCTCCGCGAAGCGTTTGTAAAAGTTAATCAAAACTTTACAGATGTAGATACTAGAGTAAATGCTGTTCCAACACAAGCAGAAAATTTAGGAACAACAGGCGAAGGTATTTTTGCACAAAAAGTTGACGATACATTACAATTTAAAAGTATTGTAGGCAGTCAAAACGTAACTGTTAGTTCAGATGGGTCGAGCATTACACTTGAAGCAAGAGGAGGCCTTGACAACGTTCTAGTATTAACTGATAACGGGTCAATGACTGTTACTCCTGCAAAACCTTTAAGTATAAGTGCAACTGCACCAGCACAAGTAAGAAGTGACGGATCAAGTGTTTTTGTAGAATTACAAAATACAGGAATTCTAAGTCATGATATAGCACCAACGCTAAGTGCTAATCTAAACGCAAATACTAAAAATATACAAAATGCTACAACAATTTCAGCGGCTACATTTGTAGGTAATTTAACTGGCACGGTTTATGGAATTGATGTAAGAGATCTAAACGAATATTTTACCGACTATTGGGATTTTGGAACTATACTTCCAGGAACATATGATTCAATTATTGACTACTTAGTTAAACAACAAGATGTTGATTTAGGAGATATGGTAGGCAGTGGTGTAGTAGAATTTGATATTGATCTAGGACGAATTTAAGTATGGCACTATGGACCGCAAGATCTGGAACACAACTAGCAATATTAGAAGAAAGAATTACAACAAGTGTAACTCTTCCTTTAGTTGATCCAGCAACTCCTATTACCGTTATAGGCGGTGAACTTCCTAAAGGTCTAAGATTAAACAACGGTCAATTAATAGGCACACCGTTTGAAGTACCTAGAGATACAATATATCGATTTGTTCTTAGGGCTAACGACGGAACAACTATTGAAGATAGAACATATAATATTCAAGTTCGTGGACCGGATGCTCCTGAATGGATTACGCCTGAAGGATTACTTCCAGTTGGCAACAACGATGTATATTATATACTTGATAGCGCACCAGTAGACTTTCAACTGTTAGCAAGAGATACAGATACTACATCAGGACAGACGTTAAAATATTACATTGGTAATAAAGATGGAGAATTACCTCCAGGTATTACACTTACAGAAGATGGTAGACTTGTAGGTATTGTTGATCCTGTTCTTGCATTAGATAAACGTTCAGGCAGAGGCGCATATGACGAAAATAACTATGATCGCTATCCATATGACTTTACAGTAATAAGTGCTCAAGGTTGGGATAGTTTTTATTATGATATTACTCGTTATGACGAACAAGTTCCAACACGCTCTCCACGTAAACTTAATAGATACTATCAATTTAGAGTAACTGTATCTGACGGTGATACAACAGCAAAAAGAGCATTTCAAATTTATCTTGTAGGCGATGATTTCTTACGTGTAGATAATACTATTATGCAAGTAGGCACAGGTGTGTTTACAGCAGACAATACTCATATTAGAACACCAATTTGGTTAACACCTAATGACTTAGGTTATCGTAGAGCAAACAACTACATTACATTGTTCTTAGATGTAATTGATCCAAACAGTTTAGTTGGTAATGTTGCTTATCAATTAGTTGATGGCCAACTTCCGCCTGGCACAAACTTAGATCAAACAAGTGGTGAAATATACGGTAGAGTTCCTTATCAACCTGCTGTTACTACACAGTATACGTTTACGATAAGAGCATCACGTTATACTAGTACAACCTCAGAAATTGCTGAAAGTGAAAAGACATTTACTGTTAGATTATTAGGCGAAATTGAAAGTACTATTAACTGGTTAACAGCAGCAGACTTGGGAAATATTCCTAGTAACTATATTTCTACTTTAAGTGTTAAGGCTCAAACTTCAGTACCAAATGCTACACTATTGTATACACTAGAAAGTGGACGTTTACCTCCGGGTTTACGTTTGAGTTATGATGGCGAAATAATTGGTAAAATTAACAGTTTTGGAACTGTTGACAATCCAGGCTTAACAGTATTTGATACTGATACATTTACACTAGATGGTGCTACTACATCAATTGATAGACAGTTTAAATTTACAATTAAAGCAAGGGATCAATTTGGCTTTAGTGCTATTGAGCGCGAGTTTGTTATAGTTGTAGGCGATCCAGATGATAAACTATACAGTAATCTGTATTACAAACCGTTGTTAAAACTAGAACAAAGAAATGTATACAAAAAATTTATAAGCGATCCTGATATATTTAAACCAGAAAATATCTATAGACCAAACGATCCTAGATTTGGAATACAAAAAGATATTAAAATGTTAGTATATAGTGGTATTGAAACTGTAACTGCAAATCGTTATGTTGCAGCCGCAGCAAAAACAGCAAGACGTAAGTTCTTAAAAATTGGCGATTTAAAAACAGCAGTAGCAAAAGAGCCAGGCACACAAAATGTATTATACGAAGTAGTTTATTTGAACGTAACTGATCCATATGATACAAAAGGTCAAGCAGCAAACAAAATTAAAATTAAAAACAACAACAAAATATTAATAAACAGTGTAAGAGCAGAGCCTGGAGATCCTTTATATGATATTGCTAATCAAAGCAGTTTAGTATGCGGAACTAGAAACGGTGGCGACAATAACAAATACTTTGACGACTACGTTGAATGTGTAACTAGAGATGGCACTGTTAGATGGTACTTTGGTACTGACTTGTACATTACATCGCGAGCAGGCGATCCTATACAAGTTGGTTATCTTAGAGGGTCAAGTACTAATCTTGATCAAAGACCTGTACCAGAAAATACAATTACAGTAGATAGCGATGCTATCGTTGTAAGTGATCCTAATAGTAATGTAAGATATTTCTCAAACATTACTAACATTAGAGATAACCTAAGAGATATAGGTAAAACAGAAAGAAACTTTTTACCTTTATGGATGCGTACGGCACAAGAAGATAGTATCCAAGAGTTAGGCTATACATTATCAATACCTATTTGCTATTGTAAACCTGGCACTTCAGAAACTATTGCAGCAGCAATACGTTTTAGTGAATTTGACTATAGACAGTTTGAATTAGATGTTGATAGATTTATAATAGACAGTACAACTGGCAATTCACAAGAACAATATATTCTTTTTGCAAATTACGAATTCAATATATGATAAATATTGTTGGAGATTAAAATATGGCAAGTTCAATTAACACAGACAGTTTAGATGCTCAGTATCCTGTAGCAGGTACAGATAATGATTCGCAAGGATTTAGAGATAACTTTGGTAATATTAAAGACAACCTAAATTTTGCAAAAACAGAAATAACTACTTTGCAAAACGATACAGCAAAAACTAACGCTGATAACGATTTTAATGGCAACCAGATTACTGGTGCTAATATGATTGCTAATACAGAAGAATCATATCAAGGTGGTAATATTAGTGCAAGTCAAAACGTAGACTTTGAAAACGGACACTATCAAATACTAGGTGTAACTGGTACAAACAGTATTACACTTACACTAACTGGCTGGCCTGAAAGTGGTAAATTAGGTAAACTAAGAGTAGTAATTACAGGTGATGGCACAAATACAACACCTATTGTATTTGCATCAACAGGCGGTAAAACTATTCGTTACGATTCTAACTTCCCTGATCCATTTGAAATCACATCAGACACTGAACCTAAAATTGTAGAGTTTTGGGCATCAGATGGTCCAAATGCAGGCGTAGTATATGCTCACTTTATTGGAACATTTGCTGCATAATGTTTAACCCATTAGTAGATAGTTTTGACAGTTTAGAAGATTCGGAGATTGATCAAAAGATCTCCGAACTTAGTCGTAAATATTTCCAAACAAAAAACCCACAATTACAACAACAAGTTTCTGTTATACTAGAAATGTATAAAGAAGAAATGTACACAAGACGAGCTAAAGCAGCCCAAGCACAAAAAGAGCAAAATGGCGAATCAGGGCTTGACAATCTGATTAATATCAGTTAAAATACATTAATGCTTATGAGAACAGACGATCTAGGAATACCACGATTCTCTAACCGTGATCTTATCGATATGATCTATAGTGGTCATGCGGATAAAGTTCATGTGGTATTATGTGACGAAAACGATGATGTAGACAAGTTTAATAGTGCAATGGAAGAACAAGGACTTCCTGCATTACAAAAGTATATTCCATTAGATGTAGATCAAAAGACTTTTGACGGTGTATGTCAGGGTGAATGGTTTATGCCTGAAAAATACAAGAATATGGATGTACGCTCTATAGTATTATCTAAACTACACGAAGTAGAAGGCTTTAAAAGTAGAGCAGCAGCACAAGCCAGTAAGAACTGGTATCGTTGTATGGAAGAACTAGATGAGTACGAGGTACGAGGTATGTTACCATTACTTCAGTATATGATATATCTAGTAGATTTTATGCGTGAGAACGATATTGTATGGGGAGTCGGAAGGGGTTCTAGTGTAGCCAGTTATGTGCTATATATTATTGGTGTACATAGAATTAATTCAATCCAATATGACCTAGATTGGCACGAGTTCTTGAGATAAGTACATATATAACTTTAGGAGAAGTTTTATGGCAATGAAACAAACAGGACGTAAAGTCTATAAAACAATGCAAGGTAAAACCATTGATATGGATTTACTACGCCAACGTAATGAACTTACTCCAGCCGTAGGTAACGCTCGTGTAAATGCACGTGGTGATGAACTAGGCGCTGGCGGACAGATCATTAAGAAACGTGAAGATGTAATGAAAGAACATTACAAGTCAAACGCACCAAAAGCTGACGAAATCACAACAAAGAAAAAAGATTTAACAGATGATTGGGAAGAGCCAGCACCAGCAACTAATACAGTTAAGGCTAAAAAGACAACTGTTAAAAAAGAAGAACCTAGCGTTGAAGTAGAAGTTGCTGAAGACGAATGGGTAGAAGACGACGACGGCAATTTTGTTAAAAAAGGCGAGTAATGGCTACAAACATTAACACCATTAAAGGCAAACCTCGTGCTATAGGTAACAGAGTTCTCGTTACAGATATGCACTTTGGAGAGCAAACAACTGCAAGCGGGCTTATTATTTCAAGTGACAATGGTAAGGAACGTGGAATTTATCCCCGCTGGGCAAAAGTTTATTCTAAAGGCCCAAAAAATAAAGATCCATATGAAATAGGCCAATGGATCTTAATAGAACACGGTCGCTGGACACGCGGTATGAATATTGATACAGGCGAAGGCGAAATGGAAGTTCGAATGGTAGAAACAGAATCTATCTTAGCCTATTCAGATGAAAAACCAGACGACTTAAGAATAGGTGCTGAACATTCAGACGGCCCTGTAGATATTGATCCATCAGCATTCGTGAGGAAATAATGACAAATCCATTTGCAGATATTAACACATTTCAAGAAGCCTGCGACCAAGAAGCAAATTGTGCAAACTACACAATGTATCTAGGTCTTATTGAAGAAGAATTTAATGAACTCCAAGAAGCAATCGAAGCAGGTGATAAAGTAGAACAACTTGACGCCTTAGTAGACATCCTAGTCGTTACTATGGGTGCTATTAGAACAGCAGGCTGGGACGGAGAAGCGGCATGGAACGAAGTAATGAAGACCAACTTTGCCAAAATAGATCCAGAGACAGGCAAAGTACGCAAAAGAGAAGACGGCAAGGTATTGAAGCCAGAAGGCTGGCAGGCGCCACAATTAGCACAGTTCATCAAATAAATTGGCCAGAGTTTTGGTTACCTCCAATTAATCTTTGGACAGTTCCCCAAAAATAATACTTGACTCCTTTAGTGTTTTACGCTATAATGTAAGAAACTAAAGGAGTTTTATTTTGGCCATTCACGCAACAATTGACTTAGAAACAATTGACACTCGTCCTCAATCTACTGTATTGAGTTTGGGCGGTGTTAAATTTAATCCGTTTGATGATAGCGAACCACATTCAGAAATGTATTTTAAAATACAAATTGACGATCAAGATCGTTTAGGTCGTACAGCAAGTGACGATACTATTGAATGGTGGACAAAGCAAGATCCAAAGATTATGGAAGAGGCATTTGACCAAGAAGGTGCTATTACTGTAGAAGAAGCACTAAGTAAAATTAATAAGTTTGTTGTTGGTGTAGATGTTCTATGGGGTCAAGGTTACGGATTTGACTATACTATTTTAGAAGATATGTATCGTAGTTTAGGCAAACCTATTCCATACAACTTCTGGCAAGTACGTGATAGTCGTACATTGTTTAGTGTATGTAAAGAAGATCCTCGTAAGAAGATTCAAAATGATTTGCATAACGCATTAGCAGATGCATATTATCAATCAAAGGCAATTCAAATGGCATATAAAGAGTTAGGAGCAACACGTTGAATCCAGTACCAAGAGAAAACGACGACGAAACACAAAAAGCAATAGACGAATATCTAGCAAAAGGCGGCAAAATTACATATTGTCCTCCAGGTCAGCGATCAGAAGATATAGATATTAAAGGCGGCTATTATAAACGTAAAAAGAAAACAACAGAGGCAAAAGAATGAAAGAATTATGGGTAGAAAAGTATCGTCCTAAAACTGTAGATGGTTATGTGTTTAGAGATGAAGCACAAAAATCACAGGTAAAGACGTGGATTAAAGACAAGACTATTCCGCACTTGCTTTTTAGTGGCAATGCTGGGATTGGCAAAACTACTCTTGCTAAGTTACTATTTAACGAGCTTGAAGTAAATGATTTAGACATATTAGAAATTAACGCATCGCGAACAAACTCAGTAGATGATGTTCGTGATAAAATTGTAAACTTCGTACAGATGATTCCATTTGGGGACTTCAAGGTTGTATTATTAGATGAGGCGGACTATCTTTCACCTAACGCACAAGCCGCACTCCGTGGCGTTATGGAAGAATACCATACTACTGCTAGGTTCATTCTTACTTGTAACTATCCAAATAGGATTATTCCTGCTATTCACAGTCGTTGTCAAGGCTTCCACATTGCTAAGATTGACCAAACTGAGTTTACGGCTAGAGTTGCAGAGATCCTCATTACGGAAGGTGTTACGCCGGACTTGGATGTCTTAGATACATACGTAAAGGCTACCTACCCAGATTTGCGTAAGTGTATCAACACTGTACAAATGAATAGTACAGAAGGTGTGTTAAACAAACCCAATGAAGGTGACACTGGCGAAAGCGACTGGAAACTGGAAATGGTTGAATTGTTTAAGGCAGGTAAGATCCAAGAAGCACGTAAACTATTGTGTGGTGCAATTCGTCCAGAAGAAATGGAAGAAGTGTATCGTTGGTTGTATGACAATATCGAATTGTTTAGCGATCCAGACCAAGCAGTGCTAATTATTAAACAAGGGTTAGTTGATCATACACTAGTTGTAGATCCAGAGATTAACTTAGCCGCAGTATTAATTAGGCTTGCGAGGATGTAATGAAAGTTAAAGTAAACACTATAGAACAAACAAACATAGTACATGTAAAAAACGTCATTGCACCTGAAACTATTCAAAAATATGTCGATAAGATCTTAGATTATAAAGAAAAAAATCTTACGACAGAAGGAACAAATCCTAGTTGCTGGAGAGGTAATCCTCATTTAGGTCCTAACGGTTTTAATGACGAAGAAAATGATTTATTAAGAAAAGTTATTGCAGACGCAAGATCGTTGTTTGACGACACACAGACTAGACCTGTACAATTTGCAAATGTTCCACATATGATTGACAGATTTGATACCGAGAATGTAATTTTACACGCTTGGTTTAATGTTAATGATAAAGGTGGTGCAAACATATCGCATACACATACAGGGTTTTATATGAGTGGTGTTTTATACTTCCAAGGCACTGGCACTGGAAATATTGAATTCTATACTCAAAATTACTTATATAATACTTTACACGCTTGTTCGCCGTATTACGGAACATCAAGGTATGCACCTGAGGATGGAGATTTACTTTTATTTCCTAGTCACCTAGCACACCATGTTGAACCAAACCCAAGCGACAGACAACGAATTAATATGGCTTTCAACGTAGAGTACGCACTGAGAGGAAATTAATGAGTTACTTAGTAATTGATAATTGTATCAAATGTAAGCATACAACTTGTGTAGACGTATGTCCTGTAGATTGTTTTTACGAAGGTGAAAACTTTCTTGCTATTAATCCTGAAGAATGTATCGATTGCGGAGTGTGTGAACCCGAGTGTCCAGCAGATGCTATTGTACAAGACACGGAATTAGAATTAGAAGAACGTAATAAATGGTGGAAGATTAACGAGGAAGCATCGTTGGTTTGGCCAAATATTACAGAAAGCAAAGACCCGTTGCCTGATGCTGAGAAGTACGACGGAGAACCTAACAAGTACGAAAAGTACGGAATTATACCAATAAAGGAAATAGAATGACAAGACTAGTAAGTTATAGTAGAGTAACGGAAGAATTTGCAGAACAAGGAATTAAAGACAACGATCTATTAGATCTTGTTGCGTTTTGTGCAAGAGTAAGTAATCCTGCAAATCAAATTAACAGCGAAACAAGTGAAAAACTTGTAAAGTATTTGATTAAACATCAACATTGGTCACCATTAGAAATGGTTAATGCTTGTATTGAAATTGATACAACTCGCGACATTGCTCATCAAATTGTACGTCATCGTAGTTTTGCATTTCAAGAATTTAGTCAGCGTTATGCAGAGCCTGGCGAAATGGGCGAAGAAGTATTTGTTACAAGCGAAGCACGTTTACAAGATACTAAAAATAGACAAAACAGTATTGAACTTGACATGGCTGAAGAAGGAATGGCTGAGCTAGTTCTACAATGGGAAGAAAAACAACAAGATGTAATCTTTGCTGCCGGTCGTGCATATGATTGGGCTATAAGCAAAGGTATCGCTAAAGAAGTTGCTCGTAAAGTACTTCCCGAAGGACTTACTAAAACACGTTTGTATATGAACGGTTCGTTGCGTAGTTGGATTCACTATATTGAATTACGCAGTGCAAACGGAACACAAAAAGAACACATGGAAATTGCAAAAGCATGTGCAAAGGTAATTGCTGAAGTATTTCCACTTGCAGGAGAACTAACTGATTGAAACAGAAGTTTGTAGATGCTTATATGGACGTTGCTGAACGCTTCGCACAATTAAGTTCAGCAACTCGTTTACAAGTAGGGGCGATTGTTGTAAAGGATGATCGTATTATTAGTATTGGCTACAATGGTATGCCTACTGGTTGGGACAACTGTTGTGAAGAAATTATTCACGACGGAGGAGGAAGCGGTGTCTTAAAATCTAAACCAGAAGTATTACACGCCGAGTCTAACGCAATCGCTAAACTAGCACGTTCGCCTGAAAGCGGTGAAGGTGCAAGTATCTTTATTACACACTCACCTTGTATAGACTGTGCAAAACTAATTTACCAGTCAGGTATAGCCACTGTGTACTACAAGAATGATTATCGTAGTACACAGGGCATTGAGTTTTTAAATAAGTCTGATATTGAAGTAGTTAAAGTTTAACTATTCGTCGCCGTAAACTTGTAACACCTCCTTAACTGCCTCGTGTCTTTCAATATCTCCTTGTTCAAATCGGACTACGTCCAAACGTGATGTTTTACTAGTTTCTAACAGTTTAGTGAAGTCAATTAAACCGTTGTCCTTAAGCCTATCTGCTTGTGCAAGATCGCCTGTGACTGCCATCATTGAGCCTTCGCCTAATCGTGTTAGAAGCATCTTCATTTGGTTAGGTGTTGCATTTTGCATTTCGTCTGCTAGTATAAATGCATCTTTAAATGTTCGCCCACGCATATATGCTAGTGGAGCAATTTCAATAATGCCTTCTTCAATCATGCCTTCTATTTGACGAGCATCAAAATACTCACGTAGTACGTCAAAAATAGGTCTTGTCCAAGGCGCCATTTTTTGTTCTAGCGTTCCTGGTAAAAAGCCTAGTTCTTCGTCTACACTAACTGCCGGCCTTGTTACAATAATTTTGTCTATTTTGCCTTCTTTAAACAATTTCACTGCTACCTGTACTGCTAATAGCGTTTTACCTGTACCTGCAGGACCTACACCGAATACAATATCTTTAGTATCGTCTAATAGTTTTACTACGTATTCTTCTTGGTGTCTGTTTCTTGGAAGTATTGTAACTGATTGTTTCTTTTGAAAAGAGTTAAAATTTACTACATTGTCGTAGCCTGGATTTGCGCGATTGCGCTGTTTCCTTTTAGCACCCATTAAGTGTCCTCCTATGAGTTATGGAATAATGTAGGACTTGTGCCTTGTTGGGCTTTTGCCCTACAAAAGTATTTACCACTAAGACAGAAACAAAAACTAGTAAGTTATATCTAAATAGCGATAAATAAGTGTGTACAAGTACAGGACTTATAAAATGCAAGATGTATTAGATATTATTAGTAACATAGAGCAACTCTATGATGACAACTCAAGTTTCCAAGTTTTAAAAGACTTTGAACGTGTTTTAGACGAACTAGACCTATATGTTTACAAGAACTGGGAAGATGGCGAATTAGCAAAAGGACCAGTAATTGACAGACATTGGGTTACTTGCGCCTTTATGTGGCCACGTGATAAGATGCCAGACCCTGCGGGTGGTAAAAGATTGCTAGATTACGATTGCAAGATAACCTTTGAAAAAACACATTTATTAAAACCAAGAAAAATCCGTAAAGCTGATGATATCCGTCCTGGTACTAAAAAAGGTAAGTTAGATAGATTTCCAATTTGGTTAGTAGAAATTATGATGCCTAAAGCACTTATAGTCGATATCTATACAGGCTATCAAGAGCAACGTGATGTTGATGTTACAGCAGCAACAGAAGATGGAGCAGCACCAACTGATGCACAACCAGCAGATGATTTAGCAGCAGGTGGAGCACCAGCAGCAGCAGCACCAGCAGCAGCAGGCGGTGAAGGAATGACAATATAATGAGTTTACACGCAGAAGATTTAAAACACATGGTTGACCATATTTTTGAAATTGATTCTTATCAATCAAAGATGGGTGAAGATGAAGATATTGTTACACTGAGCTTTACACTAAATGATAAGAAAGCAGCCGAAGATCTTAGTGGATTCTTAGAAAGAGGTTATGCATTTATCTTAGATAGTGATGTTACAGCAGGTGAACAAAGTGACGGCGCATATAGAGTTTTTGTAGAGATTGAACGCAACAGAAAAATTGCTAGTCAAATTACTGAAATTGTTGACGGATTATCTAAACTAACAGGTAATGACAGATTTAAATTTAGATACTATAAAAACTTTAGATCAAAAGAAGCAACATTAGAAAATTTAGAATCAGCTATTCCTGTTAAACCAGAAGATTATGGTTTAAAAGTTAATGAAACTAGAATGGAAAATTACAAAGAATTTTTTAATAAAAGTTTTATTGAATTAATTGATCTTAAAGAAAATACCCTAACATTAAAGAAAAAATGGGCAGACTCTTTAGTATTTGAATTTATAGATTTTGGTGATGTATTAAACATCAAAGACAACATTGAAGGCAAATTTGACTTAATGGAATCATATCCAGAAATACTCTTTTTAACTAAGTATATTGGCGATTACAATATAAGTAAGTATGGAGACAAATTAGTCTTTGAAAATCAGGGCAAGGCCCTCGTAATCAAAAGGAAGTAATATGCTAACAGCAAATCAATTTAGCGAGTTGTTCCCTCGCTGTGCGGACCCTGACGGATGGGTGGACGCAATGAACGAAGTATTCCCAGAATACGAAATTAACACTCCACAGCGTATTGCAGCATTTATTGCGCAGTGTGGACACGAATCAGGTGGATGGAGAGTGTTCAGTGAAAATCTTAACTATAGTGCAAAGGCTCTTAACGCAGTCTTTGGAAAGTACTTTGCAAGAGCAGGACGCGATGCAGAAGAATACCACAGACAACCTGAAAAGATTGCAAACGTGGTATACGCAAATCGTATGGACAACGGTGATACCGACAGCGGTGATGGTTGGCGTTTTAGGGGTCGTGGCCCTATTCAATTAACTGGTAGACACAACTATACTAAATTTGCTGATTGGGCAGATTTACCAGAAGTGTTAGAGAATCCAGACATTGTTTCAGAAGATAAAGAAGTTGCTCTTAAGTCAGCACTATTTTACTGGGATACAAATAACCTAAACAAATACTCAGATGCAGGAGATATTAAAACTCTTACCAAGCGTATTAACGGTGGTTACATTGGACTAGAGGATCGTATTCATCACTGGGAAGAAGCACTAAAAGCTCTAGGTGCAGAAGTTGAAAATCATCAAGTTGATGAAGATGACGAAGATGATTCATTTGACCTAGATGAAATTGGTGTACTACGCAGAGGTGCTAAAGGCGAAGGTGTTAAACTGATGCAAGAAGCATTAGGCATTGGCGCAGATGGCGACTTTGGCCCAGGTACAGAACGTGCTCTTAAAGAATGGCAAGCGGCTAACGGACTGGTTGCAGATGGTATAGCCGGACCTGCTACATTAGGGAAACTATTAGACTAAATAGAATACTATGTTTGGTTCAATTAAAATTGCAATGATTGTCGTCACTCTAGCAACAATGGGTGGCGGCTTCATGTATGTAAAAACTCTTAAGAGTGATTTAGAAATAGCAAAATTAAATCAAGTAAAACTAGAACAAGCACACGCTGAACAACAAGCAGTAATAGAACAGCAACGCAAAGACTTTACTGCTATTAGAGAAGCAAACGATCAATTAATAGCAGCAAATCAAACGCTTCAAAATGAAATGAAAGCACTAGATGATCGTTTTAATAAAATCAATGCACAGGGCGAAGTACGTGACATTGGTAAACTTGCTATTGAAAGAGATCGTTCAGTAGAACGTGTTATTAACAATGCCAGTAAAAAGGCAATGAGGTGCGTGGAAATCGCAATGGGCTCACCATTAACGGAGGCAGAAAGAAATGCAACTAAGAAGTCTGAGATCAATTCAGAGTGTCCTAGTCTTGCTAACCCTAACTACGTTCCTTACTAGTTGTAGCACAGTTAAGGAATTACAGGTGTTTAGCACAGAGGTTAAGCGAGAGCCGCTTAACTTACAGAACCCTGCAACTCCTAAAATGGAAGAACTAAAGTTCATTATTATCCATAGCGAAAACGCAGAAGAAGTGTTTGCTAAAATGAAAGAGCAAGGTAAAGATCCTGTGCTGTTTGGTTTAAGCGATGACGACTACGAAACACTTGCTAAAAACTTTGCACAAATCCGTGCATATATGATCCAACAGCAACTTATCATTGATAAGTATCGCGAATACTACGAGCCCGTAGAAGAAACTACCCCCGCAAAATAATAAATACACATAGTAACAACGAGGGAGTTATTATGTGGGAAATGATACAAAACATGGCGAGTGATCGCCTTTGGATCTATACAGGCATTGTCGGATCTTTATTCGGCGCTGCATTTTTGTTTTGGTTCAAAGATACAAAGATGGCAATATGGGCAGTGGGCAAATTTGATCGCACACTAGAATATCTAGCAATACGTTGGGGCTGGACCTGGCTCCAAAACGATCCAAATGCTTGGCGTGTAAAGTATCCTAAAATAACTTCTAAGATAGATGAGCTCGAAGCTCGTATTGCTAAACTAGAGGGGAAAAAGTGATGGCAGAAGAAAAGAAAACAGTTACAATTGATGACGAAGCATTAGCAAGAATGGACACTAATGGCGATGGCCATATTAGTGCAGAAGAAGCAGCAATGGAACTAGAGTTCAAACGTAAAGCATTTGAAGACGCTGATGCACGTAGAGATGCAATGCGTAACATGGCTTGGTTTGCATTATTTGGTATGCTACTATATCCATTTGCAGTTGTACTAGCAATGTTAATTGGGCTAGACGGTGCAAGTAAAATCTTAGGCGATATGGCAGCTACTTACTTTGTTTCAGTGGCAGCAATCGTAATGGCGTTCATTGGTGGTAACGCATATACTGAAAAGAAAAAGTAGTAATCACTACTGTTAAAAACCCATAGTCCGTACGATAAGTAATTGTATGGACTATTATTCTATTCTAGGTGTTAATAAATCTGCATCAGATGCAGATATTCGCAAAGCATATAAAAAACAAAGTATGCGACACCATCCTGACAGGGGCGGTAATGAAGAAGAATTTAAAAAAATTAACGAAGCGTATAGCACCTTAAAAGATCCGCAAAAACGTGCGGAGTATGATAATCCACAACCACAATTTAATTTTAATAGTGCAAGTTTTGATGGTGGCAATCCTTTTGAAGGATTTGGATTTCCTCCAGGTTTTGAAGACTTGTTTATGAATGGTCAGCGAGTATATAGAAATCGCCGAGCGCAAAGAAATAGAGATATTAATTTAAACCTACATATAGAACTAGAAGAAGTACTAGGTGTAATTGAAAAAAGATTAATGTATAAGTTACCAAGCGGCGACGAAAAGGTAGCAGATATACGTATACCTAATGGGATTGAAAGTGGACAGCAAGTTTCATTTAAAGGCTTAGGAGATAATTCAAATAAGAATTTGCCAGCAGGAAATTTATATGTAACAGTACATGTTAAGCCACATAAAAGGTTTAAAAGACATCATAATGATTTAAGTTGTGTCTTGCTCTTAAACAGTCTAGATGCTATAATAGGTACTAGACATGAAATTATTACATTGTCGGGAAAAAGTATAATGTTAAGCATTCCGGCAGGTATTAAAAATGGAACAAAGTTAAGAGTTACCGATGAAGGAATAAACGGTGGATCGCTGTTAGTTGAAATTAAACTTGATACACCAAAGTTAAATGACAACCAAATAAAAAGGATAAAGGAAATAAGAGATGAAATTAGTTAAGTCGCCAGATCCGTGGTTACAAAAGCAAGTAAGTAAATTTAATTTTGACAAACTAGATGCGGACTTTATTTCTAAAGAAATGATTGGCTTAATGCTTGTTGAAGGTGGCATTGGACTTAGTGCAAATCAAATAGGATTAGATGCACAAATTTTTGTTATGAAACCTTTCCTATTATCTGATAAAACACCATTTGCAGTTATTAATCCTGTAATTGAAAAAGTTACAGAAGATAAAGAATTAATGCCAGAAGGCTGTTTAAGTCATCCTGGACTGTTTTTAAACATATCAAGACCAAAAGGGTTGGTTGCCAAATATCTTGACATTTCTGCTAAAGAATGTACAATAGAGTTATATGATATAGATGCGAGATGTTTCCTGCACGAGTATGATCATCTGCAGGGAATTGAGTTTACTGATAGAGTAAGTAGACTTAAACTAGATATGGCAAAGAAAAAACTAAAAAAGAGGAAATTAGTACATGGTTGAACCAAGCAAAGAACTACAGGCAGTATTCGAAAAATCAATTAAGGATGCTAAAAGACTAAAGCACGAATACGTGACCGTTGAGCATTTGTTATTTGCTATGCTCTGTTCTGAACCTTTTTACAATTTGTTAAAAGGTTATGGCGTAGATCCTGATTTTATTAAAAAGAATTTAGAACATTATCTTAAAGACAAGTGTACTGATCTTGTAATTGAAACAGACGGCAAATATAAACCTAAAAAGACACAAGCAGTAGAACGTGTATTAAATCGAGCATTTACACAAGTACTATTTGCAGGTCGTCCTGAGATTGAATTATCAGATGTGCTATTAAGTATTTTAGCTGAACTAAAATCCTATGCATACTACTACTTAGAAGAAGCAAACGTTAACAAAGACTCTTTTGCAGACTATGTTAACAATGAACTAGATGCAGCATACGAAGAAGAAGAAATTAGTGGCGCAGCACTTAAAGCACTTCGTGCATTTACAGACAATCTAAATGACGAAGTAAAACGTAATAAAATTGATCCTGTAATTGGACGTAGTACCGAACTAGAAAACATTGCACTAGCATTAGGCCGACGCAATAAAAACAATGCTATCCTTGTTGGTGATCCAGGTGTAGGTAAAACTGCTATTGCAGAAGGACTTGCATGGAATATTGTTAATAATAATGTTCCTAAATTTCTACAAGAGTACGAAGTGTTTAATCTAGATATCGGCGGCATGCTTGCTGGATCTAAATACCGTGGTGACTTTGAAGAACGTTTAAAGTTAGTTATTGCAGCTCTTAAGAAAAAAGGCAAAGCAATTATGTTTATTGACGAAGCACACATGATGAACGGTGCTGGTGCAGGCGGTGGCAGTAACTCAAACGACCTTGCTAATATGTTAAAGCCAGCATTAAGTAAAGGTGACATTAAAGTAGTTGCTTCAACTACTTGGGAAGAATACCGTAAACACTTTGAAAAGGATCGTGCCCTTATGCGTCGATTCCAACGTATTACAGTTGACGAGCCTAGCAGAGATGTAAGTATTGATATCCTAAAAGGTATTGCAAAATATTATGAAACATATCACGGTGCAAAAATTACAAGTGACGCAATTGAATCAGCAGTAGATCTAAGTGTTAAGTATCAAGCAGATAAAAAACTTCCTGATAAAGCAATTGATCTAGTTGATCAGGCGTGTGCAAGATTTAAATTGAAAGACACAGATGCAGAAGAACGTGTTGTTGATGTAGATAACATTCAGTTTGAGCTTGCAAGAAGTGTAAATCTGCCAGTAGATAAGATTGCACAAAAAGAATCAGCAGGACTTAAAGACCTTGAACATAACCTAAAAGGTGTTGTGTTTGGACAAGACGAAGCAATTGAAAAACTTGTTGATAAGATTTTAATTGCACAAGCAGGACTTAAAGATGAAACTAAACCGATTGGTAGTTTTGTGTTTATGGGTCCAACAGGTACAGGTAAAACAGAAACAGCAAAACAACTAGCAAACGAACTTGGTGTAAAACTTGTGCGTTTTGATATGAGTGAATATCAAGAGAAGCATTCAGTTGCTAAGTTGATTGGTTCTCCTCCGGGATACGTAGGACACGAAGATACTAGTGGTTTACTAATTGAAAAATTACAAGAAAATCCAGGGTGTGTATTGCTATTAGATGAGATTGAAAAAGCACATCCAGATGTTTCTCAAATCTTACTACAAATTATGGACAATGGTAAGATTACAGGATCAAATGGTAAGGAAGCAGATGCACGTAACAGTGTTCTTATCCTTACAACAAACTTAGGCGCAAAAGAAGCAGAGAAAAATAGCATTGGCTTTGATGAAGATAACGAAAAAGATTACGAAGATACAGACCTTAAAAACTTTTTTGCTCCAGAATTCCGTAACAGGCTAGATGCAACTATTACTTTTGCAAAACTAAGTAAAGAAGTAATGATCAAGATTGTGGGCAAGTTCTTAGTTGAACTTAAATCGATGATCAAAGATCGTAGTGTTAAGTTTGAAATTGATGACAGTGCCATTGATTACTTAGTAGAAAAAGGCTTTGACAGCAAGATGGGGGCTCGTCCTTTGCAACGTGTAATTGATAATGAAATTAAACGTCCTTTGTCTAAAGAATTACTATTTGGTAGTCTTAAAAATGGTGGTCACGTTAAGATCAAAATTGTAGACAACGATCTAATAGTTGAAGCAAAGGAAAATGCATTTGAGGAAGCAAACAACTGAAAAACTCTTTTACAATAAGTATGCCTACAAATTATTATGTAGAAATGACTTAGCAAATGAGTTCAGAAATAATCGTTTACATCACGTAGGAAAGTTGCTGGATGGCCTTCAGCTTTCTTACGAAAACGGTGAACCTTTACAACTTCACAGATTTAGGACTATGAGTATTAGTCAAGCAAGTTTTGAAGATGCTAAGGTAATATACAATGAACTTAAAAAGCATAGAATATATAGATTAAGAGTACAATTTAAACAATTAACAATATACTCAACCTATAAACCTTGGTTATACGATCTTTCAACTAGACTAAGACAGTCACTCGAATGGTGGGAACCAGAAGAAAGATTAAATCCTTTAGAACCAGGGTATGCATATTTAAAAAGACCTATAGATTATGAATATAGAGTGTATTTGCGTGGCAAATTGCCTTTAGATGCAGCACAATGGTTATTAGCACATAACGGGGAACACGTTAAATTAGGTAATACACTTGAAGAATATTTAAATGAAGGCATGACACGATTGGATGATTTGTACTTTTATGCTAAATCCGACAGGGTTATTACATTGTTAAGACTACTAATGGTTGACAATATACGCTCAATTAATAAAGTTGTGTGTCTGAACAAGAATGCATAAATACATGTATGCCAAGTAATAGTACAACAATTTTAACACAACAAACACACGTAGGCGATAGTTCTACGCAAACTCACACGGGTGATAAGTACCGCGGCGATGGATACTACGGTCGTAGCGATGGCTTACACACTGTACAAATAGACCTAGATGGATTTTTAGGTAAGGTTGAAATGCAAGCAACCTTAGCAATAGATCCGCAAACTGAAGATTGGTTTACAGTTGAACTAGGAACTGGTTCACAAACTGTAGATACAACAGGTGTAATTAGAGAAGAAAATATTACATTTGTTGAATATACAGAATCAACTACTAATACAAAGTCTTATAACTTTACAGGAAACTATGTATGGGTTAGAGCACATGTGTATGATTGGACAGATGGCACAGTAAACAGTATATTACTGAATCACTAGGAAAGAACGATGGCGCAACAGAATATTAATTTAGGTACAGGTGAATTAACAGGCGACGGTGAGAGCTTACGTTCAGCATTTGAAAAAATTGAAGCAAATTTCACAGATGTGTATACTAGTGCATTTACTGGCGACTACAATGATCTAACAAACAAACCAGATACAGACTTAACACAAATTGGTGTTAATGTTTTACCTGATCAAGATGATGCAAGAGACTTAGGTAGTCCAGGCAAAAACTGGAACGATGTATATGCTACTAAATTATGGATAAACAACTCATTTGCACTACAAGACCAAGAAGTCGGCGGTGCTGGTGTTAAAGTTAGTTTACTTAAAGGCGACGGTACTACAGCAACACTAGTTGCTAACATAGACGGATACGCAACAACAGCAGATGTGACTGCGGCTGTTCAAGCATTAGACGATGACTTACGTGTTGGTACTCCAGGTTCATTAGACAGTTTAAATGAACTTGCCGCAGCAATCAACGACGATCCAAACTTTTATCAAACAGTTAGTTCAGCATTGGCTGCTAAAGCAGATGCGTCTGCACTAACAAACATTGCTTATACACCAAACGATAGCAATCACTGGGCTGATCCAGACCCAACAAATATTAATGATGCACTAGATAGAATTGCAGCAGCAATATACGCATTAAACGGTAATACAGGAATTTAACATGGAACATTTTGTAAGAATAGTAATGGAAAAACAAGATGTATTGAGCGAAGGCTTAAACGAAAGTGTCTTTCCAAATCATGAAATTTTTGAAACAGAGCAAGATGCTACTGTTATACACATTCCGTTACCACAAGCACTTGGCGAAGATATTGTAAGTGAATTTGTAAATCGTTTAGCAGATCATATGTTTAACGAAGGTTATGAAGATTTTGATATCGAAGTATCAACTGACTTAGAAGAAATAGATGAAGAAACATATGACGGTGACGACTTCTTTGAAGAATATGGAGTTATGTGGTTTAACGAAGATGACGAACTAGACGAAGCAGAATACCGTGGTCGTAAAGTTAAACTAGGCAAACCTACAAGAGGCGATGTTAAAAAGTTTAAAGTATATGTACGCAAGCCAAACGGTAATGTTGTTAAAGTAAACTTTGGTGACAAAAAAATGCGTATTAAAAAATCTAATCCAGCAAGACGTAGAAGTTTTAGAGCAAGACATAATTGCGATAATCCGGGACCTCGTTGGAAGGCACGTTACTGGTCATGTAGGAAGTGGTAATATGAAGATAAATGAATTTACACAACATAACGACAGTCTTACAAACTTTGACATTGTAGATGATACTATTGTATACATGCGCAATGACCCTATATTTTATCGTAAAAAATACTTTCCGGCTATTGCAAAGATGGCTGACACACACCGTAATGGTGGCAACGTTGACCCAGAATCATTGTTAGGTTCTGTAGTTGATCAAGCAATGGAAGGTTACTGTACAAAATTTAATATTGCAAGAGCACCATCAGAGCTTTATACTAGCGATGATAGAGTAAATATTCTAAACAGAATTACTACAGAAGAATTAGAAGAAATTAAAAAAGGGGAATATAAGTGAAACTTAGACAACTCTTTGAAGCGCCACAGAAGCGAACAGCAGTAGTAGCATTTGGACGTATGAATCCTCCTACTATAGGTCACCAAAAGTTAGTGGAAGCACTAAAGTCACACAACGGTGATCACTATGTGTTTCTTAGTCAGTCACAAAAACCTAAAACAGATCCTTTACCCTTTACTGATAAATTGCGCTATGCAAAATTCTTCTTTCCTGAAATTACTATAGGTCATCCAGACGTTCGTACACCAATGGACATGATGGTTATGCTACAAAATCTAGGTTATACTGATATTATCTATGTAGCAGGAAGTGATAGAGTAGAAGGCTTTAAAAAATTATTTAACGATTATAATGGTAAGCCAGATAAGTCAGGCAAGATTGGCTATACTTTTGATTCAATTGAAGTTGTAAGTGCAGGCGAGCGTGATCCAGATGCAGATGGTGCAGAAGGTATGAGTGCAAGTAAAATGCGTCAAGCGGCTGCTGACAATGATCTAGAATCATTTACTAACGGTGTACCTCGCCCAGAAGTTGCTGAGGAAATGTTTGCAGCAGTTAGACAAGGTATGGGAATCAAAGATAAAGAAGAAGTGGTCGCAGAAGACGCACCTCCTGGTATGGAGAAGTGGATTAAAGATCGCAAAGAAGAATTTAAAAAGCGTTATGGTGCTGACTGGGAAGAAGTATTATATGCTACTGCCTGGAAACAACATAATAACAAAACTAACGAAAGCAATTTAGTTATAGATCAGGGACGTTTACGCTCGCACATTATTAGTTTAATTGCTGATAAGATTGCTGCAACTGACGATATTGATCAACTTGCAGAATGGCTTAAAATGATTGTAGGCAAGGAACTTACTGCAAGAGGAAGCCGTTTCCAAATCTCAAGCGAACATATTGTACATGCATTAGAAGCGTGTAAAAGCAAAAGAAAGAAAATGCGTGAGGCAGATGCAGGTCCTGAAAAGATTGACCCGGTGCCAGTTCCACAGTTTCCAGAGATGCCGCAGCAAGAAGGCGATTTAGGTGATGGTGCTATAGCAAGACAAACAAAACTAGGAATGACTCTTAGTAACGCCGACGGTACATTTTTATGGGACGCTGCCGGTAAGCCTTCGCAATGGCGTTCACCTGCGATGGGCGGTATATCGCAAACACATAATCTTAAGACCGGAGTTATTACAGTAAAATATAATAACGGCGGATTAAAAGTTACAAAGCGTTTTGACAAGGATGGCAACTCGTTAGATGCTGGCGATGCGCAATACGGTTTTGGCGATGTTAATAGAAGTAAAAACGCAGACGGTTCTACAAAAGATGTTTACACTGCCGGTATATATAAGTTAGAAGTTACTAAAGACGCAAATGGACAATCCAAAGAAACTTATTGGAAACATAATAGCAGAACTGATCGTGTTGAAGTAAGTGCAAATGAAGTTCCAGCTGACATTATGGCTAGTTTAAATCAATCTAGAGGTTAATATGGACCTAGACGATTTACGCAGACTTGCAGGTATTAACGAGTTCAAAGGTCTTACACCGTACCAAGAAAACATTTCGCACACTGGTACAGAAAAAAGAGAAATTGAAAAGGCTCGCAATATTAGAGCAGGTGATAAAGAATGGTTCGAACTTTGGTTTAGTCGTCCATATTGGTTAGGCTTTCCAGAGCAGTTTAGAGGACGCAAGAAATGAAAATGTATGAAATATTAGAAGATGCACCTACAATGACAGCTAGACAGGTAGCTCTAAGAAAACAACAACAAGCCGCATTGCTAAAAAGTAAAACAACTGATTCAGGTATGGTAGACAGAATGAATGTTGTAGGCAAAGGTATGCAGGACAAGGTTGATCAAACCCAAGCCGATGCCGACAGTTTAAGTAGAGCCGCAGGAATAGATCCAAACCAAGTAAACAAAGACATACAAAAAAGTATGCAAACTCAAAATCCGAGACTTAGAAATAGATTTAGAAGAAACAGATGAGATTACATGAACTAAACGAAGATGGTCGCATAGTAAAAGGTGTTAACACTACAGTTGATGTAGGTGTAGGACAAATTCCTATTGAAGCAAAAAAGTTTGGTTTTAATGTAGATAAAGATGGACATCCTCCTACACTAAGCACTAAAGTCAAAGGCAAAAGCACAAACGTATTGTTTAACTTAGGCGTTCTTGAAGAAAGTGTTGATCAAAGAACTAGAGACAACTATAATCAATTTGCACGTTTTTGTGTAGACACATTAGGTATACAAAAGTTTCCTAAAATTACGATGACAGGCAAAGAGCTTGACAGAACGTTTGGATACTTTGATACATACGATGAAAGCATTACTGTAAGTTACGACCGTAGGCATCAAATGGACACAATGCGTACACTTGCACACGAATTAGTACATTGTAAACAGCGTGAAGAAAAGGAAGAATTAGACGGTTCAGACGGAAGTCCAGACGAGAATGAAGCAAATGCAATGGCAGGCGTTTTATTAAGACGTTGGGCTGATAAAAATCCGCAGTTGTTTGCAGAGTCTGTACAAATAATTGACGAGAAATGGAGTGAAAAATATAAACGCTCTATTAACTGTAATAACCCAAGAGGCTTTAGTCAACGTGCCCACTGTCAAGGACGCAATAAAAACGAAAGTATTAGTGACAGTGAACTACAAAGACAATTAGCAATGGGTGTTGAAGTAGAAATGGAACACACTAATGATCGTAAACTAGCATTAAAAATTGCTATGGATCATATCAAAGAAGATCCATTATACTATGATCATTTAAAGTTTGTAGAAATCAAAGAAGCATTAGGCGAAATAGCAAGTGCTACAGAAATCTATGTTGATATGGATGGTGTACTTGCAGATTTCTTTGGCTCTTGGGCTAAACTAATGAATGTAGATCACTGGTCCGATATTGGCAAAGAACAAATTCCGCAGGCACTTGACAAAATAAGACAAACTGAAGATTTTTGGCTTAACTTACCATTAACAAATAATGCTAAACAATTACTTAATTTAATTAAAGAAGTAAAAGGATCATACAAAATTCTTAGTTCACCTCTGCCTGACGATCCTAATTCAGAACCTCATAAAAGAGAATGGGTTGAAAAAAATCTTAGTTTCTTTCCACCAGATGATGTTATTATTACACACGATAAAGCAAAGTATGCTACACAACAAGATGGTACACCAAACATACTAATTGACGATTATGGTGTAAATATTAACAGTTGGGAAGCAGCAGGCGGTTATGGCTTTAAACACAAAGATCATAAATTTGAACGTACTGCTAAAAACATACAACAGCACATGCAAGAGCCAGTAGACGAATCAATTATTGATTGGGTTAAGACAGCTCTTAACAGCGATCCTCAATTCAAAGCATGGTATAGAATGTATAAAGAAGATCCAGAGAAAGCAAAGAAATACTTTAGATCTAAACACAAAGAATTCCTAGCAATGATAAGCGAAAACTTTGCTGACGGTAAAGTTAGTGGTAACAGTCGTCCAGGGCGTGTAGCCCGTTCAGGTGCTAGTTGTGATGGAAGTGTAAGTGAACTAAGGAAAAAGGCAAGTAATAGCAGCGGCGAACGTGCTAAAATGTATCACTGGTGCGCTAATATGAAAGCAGGGAGAAACAAATGAAAATACAAGAATTAGATGAAGGCTTTTTAGATTGGTTTAGTTCAGACAAACCAGCAGATATGAAAAACGATGTTATACCAATGGTTAAGGAATTACTAAAACAAGGTATGCCTGAAGATGAAATTATTTCTAAAGTTGAACAAGAACTACACGTAAGACCACGTTATATTAAACAAGCAATAACAATGGTGCAAGCAGGTATTAATGAAGATGCATCAGCAGGCGGCACAAGTGCAGGTAATATTGCTTCAGTTGCTAATCCTCCAGCAGCAAAACAAAAAATCAAAAAAGATAAAAATGGTATTCCTGTAGCACCACAACATAAAAACGCAGACGGAACTGCCGCAAACGCATTAGATGTTGATGACAATTTAATGGGCGGTAAGACGATTAAGAGATAAATACTACAAATAAAGTTATAACTTAATTTGGAGTAAATTAATGCGCAAATCAGAATTCAAAAATTCTCGTGTCAACGAAGGCCTTGCAGACCTAGCAGGTAGAGCCGAAGCAGATCACGAAGTACAGATGGCTCGTGCAGAGCTATACAAAATAGCAAAATATGCTATTAAACTGCACGATATGCTTAAAAATGTATCCGAACAAGAAGGCTTAGAAGGTTGGGTACAATCAAAGATTACCAAAGCAGGTGACTATGTTAGTTCAGTATATCATCATTTAGACTACGAAACAAAATTTAGTGATCAACCAGAGGCGCAAATTACTCCAGACGATATGGTTGCTTACAAAGAAGGTCTAACACACAAACTTCAAAAAGTTACCGGAGGTAAGTGATGGATTTTAGAAAACTACTAAACACACTTGACAGTGTACAATTAAACGAAGCAGTTGAAATTAAAGCTGAACGTAGAGTACAAGACACTGGTTCGTTAACTAATTTTAATATTAAAAGAGACGATTCATTTAAACTTTTTACAGGTTTACGCAACGGTGGTGACAACTATAGCAGAGACGATGTTGTAAAAGTTTACTACATGAACGATGATCGTTTGCAAGCATTCCTTGCTCACAGTGACGGACGTGGAGCTCAAGAAGTAGACGCTGACGGTAATCCGTACGATCCAGATGAAGAAGATCAAGGTGATGCAAGTTACATGGCTAACACTGATGCAGATGGTGGCGCTACAACAGCAGCAGCTCCAGACAATAGAAATACATCAGAGCCTACTCCAACCGACGACGGAAAGATTAGATTAAGTGACGGCACAGAACTTGAAGTAGCAAACGAACAAGATCGTAATGCAGCCGCACAAAAATTAGATGAACTTATTCGTAAATATAATGACCTAATTGGAAGAATGAACGAAAGTGTTCCAACATCATTACGTGGTTATTTAAAAGAATACAACCTATTAGAAGCATTTGTTTCTGAAGCGTTATCAGCAGCAGAACAAGAAGAATTAAGAAATGTAATAGCAGACATTAATGCACTTATAGACGGAAACATTTTAAGTGAACCAAACACTGCGGCAGCAAGACAAGCAATTAGAAATGCTCCAGATCTTCCCGCTGCTGGCGCAACTGCAACAGGAACTGACAGTGCAGACGCACCTGGTGAAGAAGGAAACTTACCGCAAATCAACAACGGTGATGAAATTCCTGAAGAATATCTAGACGCCGACGGTAATCCAGACTGGAGTAAGATTCCAAATAATGTTACTTATGGCACAGTTGGTGGTGTAGGTGTTGAGCGTCCACCAAGTGAAGCTGGTGAAGAAGGTGGCGAAGAAGGCGGCGAAGAAGGCGGCGAAGAAGGCGGCGATGAAGGCGGCGAAACAGCAGGTAGCCTAGAAGCATTTGCTAGTTCAGGTAAAGGCGGTCTTGCTAATGATGCAGACGAAGTAGATGCTATTAAAGAACTACAACAATACCTAACTGACTTAGGATTTG